TTCTGGAAAAAGTTCGCCGCGGATCACGGCGGCATCGTCCGGGTGGAGATCGCGGAGGTATCCGACTTCGACTACGCGCTGCGTATCAAAGGCGAGGAGCCGCCTGGCGGCGTCTTCGAGGGCGGCCCCGCAGCAAGTGCGCAAGCGGCGCAGATAAGGAAAAGTGATGGAACAGGGCGCGTTTGATTTTTCCGCCCCGCCCCTGGACGCGGAAGAAAACGCGGTCCTCGCCGGCATCCCCTTCGGGCGCGGCAATGCCCGCACGAGCAGGGAGATCGCAGAAGAAATAGGCATGTCGGATCGCTACGCCCGAAGGGCTATAAAGCACCTGCGGGAGGAGCATTGCCACTGCATAGGCTCGTCGTCCACGTTCCCGCCCGGCTACTACATCATAGACGACCCCGCAGAGCTTGAGCAGTTTGCAGAGCGGATGACGCACAGGGGCGTCTCGATTCTCTACATGGTGAGCAGGATCAAGCGCGCTTCGATTGAAAATATCTTTAACCAGGGCAGGTTGAAGCTGGAGGCGAAATGACGCAGGATGCAGCCGAAAAGTGGGCGGACAACAAGCAAAAGGCGCTGATCCACATGATGGCGGGGTCCCTGGGCCTTGATGACGCGGCCTACAGGAGCCTTATTGCCGCCCAGTGCGGGGGCAAGCGCTCTGCGGCGGAGCTGACCTACGCGGAGGCGGAAAGGCTCATCGACTACTGCGTGCGCGTCCTCGGGTTCAAGATAAAGCGCCGCCCGGTCAATATCTGCCGGCTGCTCTGCGCCCCGCGCGCCTCCAGGCTGCCCCTGCCCGAAAACGTGATAAAGCTCGCGAGCGTCTGGCAGATGGACGAAATCGAGCGGCTTCGCGCCCTGGTCAGGTGGCAGTACGAGGACGGCTACGAGCGGTGGTTGCGGAAGTTCGTGAAAGTGAGCGTCATCAAGCTGTCGCCCCAGGCGTCGCGTGCGATAGAGGGCCTCAAAGGCATCATAAAATCACAGAACAAGTGCGCCTGTGCGCTTGCAAAGAAGGCAAGCTGATGGAAACTATCTGTCCTAAATGCGAAAAAAGCTGGTGGCTTCGCGTTGTAGGCGAAGGCGTTTTGATCTGCGGATGCGGCTACCAGCACTTCGAGCCGGAAGTGGACGTAAACCCCCTGCCCGAGCGCAAATGCCCTGCGTGCAAAAAGATGTACGTGCCGGGCAGCGTGAAGTCGAAGCGCTGCCCTGTCTGTTCAAACGGCGCGCACAGGGCGGAGGCAAAGTCATACAGGCTGGAAAAGAAGAGGCTCGCGGCCAATGGTTAAATCTGCGAAAGACCCGGCAACCGGCATCTGCGCAGCCTGCGTCGCGGCATTGCGGGGCGATAAGCTCACCCGAGGCACGGGCCTCGTGACGGATGGCAACGGCCTGTGCCACGTGAAAGGCCCTCGCTGGGAGGACGTCGCCGGAAAGCCCCGCACGGCCTGCCATATCTATCTGTCGGAGCTGGAGGGCAAGGATGCGGGTTAAGGACCTCGGATGGATCGACGCGCTCCCCGATATCGAGGACGCGCTCAACCCTGACCTCCTCGCCCTCTACGGCTGCGTAGGCAAAGAGGGGCTGAAAGCCTGTTTTAAGGAGATGCTGTCTGCGCGCGTCCTCATCAGCTCCAAATGCCTCGCAAACCTCCAGAGGCTTTACATCGACAGGCATTTCAACGGCCGCAACATCCCGGAAATGATGCGCACGCTCGGCGTGTCGAAACGCTTCGTCTATAAGCACCTCGAATCGAAGTGCCGACCGCACTGCAAACCCTAAACAAATCGGCTCTTTTCCTTCATTTATTGCACGTTTCGCCTGACCGCCTATAACCCTCCGTGATAACACATATCATGCCCAGGGTAGCATACGACGCCGAAACCACCGATCACGCCCTTGACCTCTACTGCCTACACCGCAGGAACATGCTCGCGGTCTTCAAGGCGCTTAAGGATGAGGGTTACATGATCGCCCGCTCTACGCTTTCCCAGTGGCAGACAAAATACCACTGGAAAGAGCGGGCGGCCGAGCGCGAGGCCGAGGCGCGAAAAGCAGCAGACAACAGGCTTTCCGTCGAGGACAAGATGATCGGCTCCCTGCTCGCCCGCAAAGCCCAGTACGACAAATATTTCGAGACTGCGAAGATTGCGACGGACCCCAACAGGTATTCCCAGTCGATCATCGCCTATACGAACCTCTGCAAGTCGATCATTGAGGTGAGCCGCAGAAAACCACCCGAGGCCCCCGATGGACAGCAAGGGCCGTCAGCACCGGCCGCCACCCTGCCCGAGCGGCCGAAACCCGTCGTGCGGCCGGAGAGTCCCGAAGACCTCGTGCGCACGGAAGAGGGCCTTGTGGTGCGGATCATCAAATTCTCGCTCTCGGGTGAACAGCATGACTAGTGCAGCCAAAAAAGGGGCAAAGTCCGCGCCCGAGGCACAGGCAAAAGCACAGGTCATCGACCTGCCGCTCAACTGGCGCCCCCGGCCCGACCAGCGCCCCCTATGGGACTATCTTGAGACGGGCGGGACCCGCGCAGTCATGGTCGCGCACCGCCGCTGGGGCAAAGACGACGTCGGTCTCCACTTCGCCTGCGTCGCCGCGATGCAGCGCCCCGGCAACTACTGGCACATGCTCCCGAAATATGACCAGGCCCGCCGCGTCATCTGGAACGCGGTCAACCCGAGGACCGGCAAAAAGCGCATTGACGAGGCGTTCCCCCGCGCGATCCGCGCGAAGACCTATAAGCAGGAGATGATGATCGAGCTGAAAAACGGCTCGACCTGGCAGCTCGTAGGCTCCGACACATATGACTCTCTCGTAGGCGCGCCCCCTGTCGGCATAGTATTTTCAGAATTCGCCCTTGCCGACCCGCTTGCCTGGGCCTATTTCCGGCCGATACTCGTTGAAAACGGCGGCTGGGCCTTGTTCATCTACACGCCCAGGGGCCGCAACCACGGCAAGAACCTGTACGATTTCGCGCGGGCAGAGGACGGCTGGTTTGCGCAAGCTATGCCCGCATCGTTGACGCACGTGCTGTCGCCCGAGCAGCTAGCGACCGAGCGCAGGGAGCTTATCGGCCAGTTCGGCGAATCCGAAGGCGAGATGCTCTACCTCCAGGAGTACGAATGCTCCTTCGAGGGGATGATCCACGGAGCCTACTACGCGAAGCAGCTCCTCGCGGCACGCGCCGAAGGGCGCATAACGGGCGTCCCCCACGAGACAGGCCACGAGGTCTACACGTTCTGGGACTTAGGCATGGATGACTCGACGTCCATCTGGTTTTTGCAGGCGATAGGCAAAGAGCTGCGCTTTATCGACTACCACGAGGCGTCCGGTGAGGGCCTTGCCTATTACGCGAAGGTCCTGCGCGAGAAGCCCTACGTCTACGGCGACCACTACATGCCGCACGACGCCGAGGTCCGCGAGCTTGGCACAGGCATAAGCCGGAAGGCGACTGCCGAGGCCCTCGGGATGAGGCCCGTCATCGTCGTCCCCCGCTCGCGCGACACAATGGCAGTCTTGAACGGCATAGAGCAGGGCAGAAACATCCTTTCGCGCTGCTGGTTTGACGAGAAAAAGTGCAACCGGGGCCTCTCCGCCCTTGAAGGATACGCGGCAGAATACGACGAGAAGGCTAAAAAGCTGGCAAACCATCCCTCGCACACGTGGCACTCGCACGGCGCGGACGCATTTAGGACCTTTGCTGTCGGCTTCAACCCGCGACCGAAGACGAGGTCCGTCACGGACATCATGAACGCGCAGAGCTTCGAGGGGAGATGGTAATGGAAGGAAAGCGCGGAGAGATAATCGTCCTCAAGCCGAAAGACGTCGATCAGATCATGGAGCGCCTCTCCTCGATCTATGAGAAAGGCGAAATGGAGGAGATCATAGTCTTCGTGAAAGGACCGGCTGCATCGTTTTACGCGGACTGGAGCGGCTCCGACAGCTATTTCAGGACGCTCGGCCACATGACCGACCTGATGCTTGCGTTACGTGCGCAGGCGGAAGCCGAATACGGGGAGCCGACGTGAGCAAGTCAAAAGATCAGAAAGTCCTCGATCAGGCGACGAAGCGCTTAAGGCGCGAGATAGACGCGGACGACCACAACAGGCAGGCCGCGATAGAGGACCTGAAATTTGTCAACGGCGACCAGTGGGAGGCGGCCGAGGAACAGCGCCGCCGCCTGCGGGGAAGGCCCTGCCTCAAGACCAACGAGCTGCCGAAATATATCAACCAGGTCGTAGGCGACATGCGCCAGAACAGGGCGCGGGTGAAGGTGCGCCCCGTCGATTCGGCAGGCGACGTGAGGCTCGCTAAGCTGCGCTCCGGCCTTATCTCGAATATCGAATACCTGTCGAGCGCGGAGGCGATTTACGACTACGCGGGCGAGATGACAACCACCTGCGGCTATGGGGCGTGGCGCATAGGCACGCGCTACACGGAAGAGAACCCGTTTTTGCAGGAGATTTTCATCGAGCGCATCAAGAACCCCTTCCTCGTCTACATCGATTCTTCCGCAAAATCGAGCGTCTACGCCGATGCGAAATATGCCTTCGTCCTGGAGAAAGTGACGAAGGAAGAGTTCGAGGAGCGCTTTCCCGGTAAAGACGCCCCCGCCCAGGAGCCCCTGAAGACAGGCAAGGGCGTAGGCCAGGAAGTCTGGTACGCGCAAGGGGCATTCTTCATCGCTGACTATTATGTGATCGAGAGCGAAAAAAAGACGGTCTGTCTCATGGCTGACGGCCAGGTGATGGACAAGGAAGATTACGAGCGGCAGCTCGCCGAGTGGGAAGAGGCGGAAAAAGAGAAGCTACAGCTTCAAGCGATTATACCGCCTGTTTCTGTTTCCGGTATGCCGCAATCCCCGCAGGCCCCCGCATCCCCCACCCAAGGACAGCCGG